TATCTAGATGCTGCTTCATCGTAAATTTCAACTACTTTAGTATCAAATCTAATTGACTCTACTTCAAATACTCTCTTTAAACTTCTTTTATACACTTTTGGTTGTTTCATTATTTTAATTCTCCTAATCGTCTAATTCTCCGTTGTATTGTGGTATTTCCATCCAGTAAATAACATCATTTTCAACATCTTCAAAGCGTAATCCGTCTCCAATTTCTCTCCATGTATCGATAAATGTATCAACAAACTTTCCAGAAGACAAAGGGTAAGTTACTAGTACTTCTTCGCCAATATCAGGAGCATGCCCCTCCCACATAAAGTTATATAAATCACCATACTCTTCTTGTTCTTCTTTAGTTAACTCTCTTACTGTTAATTTATTCCATTTCACCTTAAAACTCCAACCTTTCTAATTCTTTTATAAAACGTCTAAGAATAGCTGTAAAGTGTTCTTTCTCTTGTTCACTTTGAAGTTGAATACCTAAGTTATTCTTAAATACAAACTCTTGTTTAGTTCTGTAAGAAATCGTACGACCTCTATACTCGATAAATAGGTTATCTATATCTTTAAATTTAGCTATTTTTATTTTCATTATTAACCTCCACACTTAATAATCTCTAAATGTATTTATGCCAAAATTGTAAGCTAGTCTGTATTCTTGACATAGTTTTTCAACCCTATCAATAAATCCCAAATAATCTATATCAGCCCTAAATTCTCTAATTAGTCCTAACGTTATCTTTAAATGATTTTCTAATCTACTTACTACTAATTCATCTAAACTAGAATTTATTTCATCGATATCAATTATTTCTTTCTCTTTTGGGATAATTGGTGTACTCCATTTATCATCTTTATTTATACAAACTTCAGTATATATAACTTCTTGTTTGTTACAGTTATATACTTCTTTATGTACCTCTGTGTACTCTCCACTTTTAGCAATCACCAAGAATAATACTGGAATAGGTGTGTCTTCGAACGCTCCTTCGATTAAATTCAATTCCACTAATCTATCACCTATTAAATTCCTCATTTTCTGTTCAGTTTTTCTATAAGCAACTCCAGGAAAACAAATATGAAAAGCGAATTGTTCTGTATAGTTTAATGATTTTAAAATAAAAATATCGTCAACTACACCGCTTTTTTTCCAGGGGAATTCATTTTGAATGTTAGTTCGTTCTTCTTCTGATAAGTCTTTAAACTTAATCGAAAAAGGTGGATTCATAACAATACAATCAGCAGTTACATCTTCTTCAAAATTAAAGAAACTCATGTTATGTATATTTCTATTCGGGAATAATTCACTGTTTTTCTCGAATGTGTCACAAGATGCTTTTTGTATCTCTACACCTATTAAATGTTTTGGTTTGATAAATTGTTCTAATTGACCGCTACCAATTGCACCATCAAATACTGTAGGATTTTCACCAACATATTTCTTTACCTTCTCAGCCACATATTGCCTTAATTCTTTTCCTGTAATGTATTCAGCATGTTTTTTCGCTATATCTCTGTTATTATGTTCAATCAAACTATATCAACCCCTGTTCTTTTAAACTTGCATATTCTTCTAATATCTCTCTTAACTGTTCAGGTAATACTTGATAAGTTAGAAATACATCAGAAGATTCAAAAATATGTAATGATTCTTCACCTAAAAAGCTCAACATTCCATAAGGTATGATTAATATAATAGGCTCATCTAATTCAGAGTTCGCCTCTCTTTCCAAAAATGCAACAATAAAATCTCTATCACCTTTACACCTTATCCCCCATTGTCTTTTAGGAGCTTTACTTTTATTTCTAAGAGATGAATATTTCACATCAATAGTTAATCCTTTATACTCAAAATCAAATCCAGGATTATTCATTCTATACAACTTATTAGCGTCAATTGCTGTAGGTACATATTTTTGAAATAATTCTTCAGCCTTTGCTCCTAACATACCTGCACGACTACCATATTCAATCCTATCTCTAATTTTTAATACTCCACTACCTAATAATTTAATATGTGCAACGTAAGCAGGTAGTCCACTTCTTCTCACTGCTTCCTTGAAGTCATTGCACTCTAAATAAATATCTACAATATCCATTATCCATATATCTCCTTCAACTGTTTAAACTCTTGCAACTCTCTTATTCTTTCTTTTTGCTGCTGTATAGTCTGATATTGTCTTATGTTTTCAGTACTCAATTTCTCGATATTCTCACTTGAAATATACACACCTACCATTAATCCTACAGTGAACATCGCTATCAGTATTGATAGTGTGATTAATATTATTTCAATGTTATTCCATAATTTTTTCATCTGTTACCCTCCTATCCCGTTCATTTCTGCTATTTTTTTAGTTTATTCTGCTTTTTTGTCGTCTAGTGCTTTTAATTTTTCTTCTAACTTAGCATTTTTTATCCTTAATTCTATGGCTTCTTGTTTTTCTTTTTCTTGACGTTCTTGATACTCAGTTGCTTCAAGAAATATAAATACAAAATAAGCAACAAGTAAAATTATAATTCCGGCTATAGTTAATTTTTCTAACATTTCTTAATCTCCTTCACTCTTTCTATATGCTTCCCAGCTAATTCATCAATCAAACCTAACACATCAAGTCCTATTTCTTCTTTTAATTGATCCGGAATAGCACCTAATGGTAATAACTCTTGACCATATCTGTACATTTCAGTATCGCTTTTTAGTTCGTATATTTCACCGATAAAATCTACAATACGCTTTTTACCGTATCCGTGATTAGCTCTAAGCACCCACGCTACCAGCACTGTTAACTCTGCTAACATATTAGCTCTAGCATCTAATTCAAGTTGTTTTCGCTGTTCAAATTCTTTAGTTTGTTTAGCTCCAGGTTTACTAATACTAAATTTGTTCTTTTTAATCTTTTTTGCCATGTTATTTACCCCAGAAATAATTAATAATTTGATAAAGTATATACGTTGTCGCTAGCCAATTCAAAATAGTTAAATTCATTTTGATTTTAAATAGTTCATAGTGGAAATCTTTTAAAAATTCATCATGTACAAAACTATCTTTTTCTAATATAAAAATTCTTCGTTTTAATTCCTTTATTTTCTCATCCATATACCTAACCTCCTATGTCTTTTGGAGTACACCCCAACGCTTCAGCTAGTTTTCTTAATGTTTTGAATTTAGGTGTCTTACATATACCTTTTTTGGTATTAGCTATCGTATTAAAATGCACTCCAGATTTTTCATATAGTTCTTGATCTGTTATTTTTTGATTATCCATTATTGTCTGAAGTTTACTCATTTCTACTTACCTTCTTTAACTTTTCTAATTCTAGCTTTCAAGCTTTGTAATATTTCCTCTTGAACATCCGCTTTACTGTCTAAGGCCCTCATCACATCCTCGTCCCTCGTATCTTGAGTTACTAACTGATGAATTATTACCTTTTCTTTTTGGCCTTGTCTATGCAGTCGCTTGTTCGCTTGTTGGTAATGTTCTAAATTCCACGTCAACCCGAACCAACATACATGATTTCCACCTTCTTGCAAATTAAGTCCGTAAGCAGCACTTGCTGGATGTGTCAATAGAATATCTATTTTTCTATCGTTCCAATCATCTTCATCTTGTGTAGTTTTCAATTCTCTAACTACTAAATTACTTTTTTCTAAAGCTTTCTTAATTCTTTCTTTGTCGTGTTGAAAGTTGTAAAATACCAAAAGACTTCGCCCTTGTAAACTTTCTACCAACTCAAGAAATGAATCTATTTTTGCATTATGTACTTCTGTATAAATTCCAGAATTATCATATACAGCCCCATTACTTATTTGTAATAATTTATTTGATAATGCAGCTGCATTTACTGCTGTTATATCCTCTTCTGCTTCCTCAAGCTCCAGGACAAAATCACGTTCCATTTTGTCATAGTCTTTTCTAGCTTTATCATTTAACACAACAGGAATCTCATTGTATGATAAATCGGGAAGTTCTAAATAATCCTCAGATTTCATGCTTATGCAAATATCTGATATCTTATTTATGATGTGATCATAAACTCCTTCTTTTACTTTATAATCAAAAATTTGACTCCTATTTCTCTTATTAGGTTCCATATACCTATTTCTAAAATGAGTGATATATTTTTCTAATCTCTCTCCTTGATCTAATAAATATATTTGGGCCCACAAGTCCTCCACACCATTTGGACTAGGAGTTCCTGTTAACTCAATCAACCTATTAATCTTAGGTAGTACCATCTTCAAAGCTTTAAATCTCTTGCTTTGACTATTTTTAAAACTACTACTTTCATCAATTACCACCGTATCAAAATACCAATCATTTCTTAGATAATCGACTAACCAGGGAATATTTTCACGGTTGATAATATATAAATCTGCATTTACACTTAAAGCTTTAATTCGCTTTTGCTGACTTCCTAATACTAGACTTACTCTAAAATCTTTTGTGTGATTCCATTTATCTTTTTCTTTAGACCATGTTCCCTCGGCCACTTTTTTCGGTGCAATAATCAACACCTTGTTAACTTGAAATCTATTGTATTTTAATTCCTTAATTGCTGTTAATGTTGATACTGTCTTACCTAATCCCATATCAAGAAATAGTCCACATTTTGGAACATTGATTACATGATTAATTGCTGTTAATTGATATTTATGTGGAATAAACTCTCTCACGATATCAACTCCTCTACTAACTTATCTACCTCTTCTTTATTTTTTACATTGTAAACTTTTTGTCCTAATTTATTAAAATCTCTCTCTACTAATTTTTGCCTTGCTGAATATCTGCCACCAACAGGTCTTTTTAATTCTACAAAAGCAACTGGTTTATTTTTTAAAATAATAATCCTATCTGGCACACCTGAATATCCAGGAGACTCAAATTTTAAACACAGGCCCTTTTT